TAACTAATGCTTTAAAAGATTTGTACAAAAAATGTGGATTTGATACCTTTTTAAATAACATTCAAAAAGGTATTGATTCTGTTGATTGGTCGGCTATTGGAAATAATTGCAAAAATATTTTTAAAAAATCAATACCAATAGCCAAAGCTTACTTAGAACAAGTACAAAATGTCAGCAAGTCAGCTTTAGGAGCAGTTGGTTCATTTGTTGGTGGTATAGTTCAGGTGGGAGGTAAGCAATTACAGACCCTAACAGGTGGTATTAGTAAGTGGCTTACAAATGACCAAAGAAAAATTATAGGCTTTATTAATACTATTGGTACGCACTTCTCAAATGGGTTTGATAATTTATCAACTTTCTTTGACGGAGCATTTGACCTACTGGGTGATAGCATTGATAGGGTTAGACCAACTATGGAAAATGCAATATCTAATTTGCTATCAGGTATTACAGATTTAGCTGGTGGAGTTGGTACAATTGTATCTGATAGTTTTGAAATTGCAACAGGAAAATTAGTTGAATGGGTTGAACAGGATAGTGAAACTATTGGGACATTTTTTGATAATATTCAATTGCAGATTGCTGATGTTTTATCTTTAGTGGGTACTGTTTTTAGTGACATAGGTACCTTCTTATCCGAATGGTGGGAAAGTGACGGCTCATCTGTGTTTAGTAACATATGCGATATGTTTACAAATATCGGTACTACTCTTATGAATGTTTATAACGAATGGATTAAACCAGCATGGGACGCTATTGTTGATATTTTTCAATCAGCCTGGGATAATTGCTTAAAACCGATCTTCAAAAAGGCAGTCTCATTTTTCGGAAAGTTAGGGGATTGTATTTCAGCAATTTGGAATAACTTTTTATCACCTATTGTTAATTTTCTTGTTAAAACTTTTGGACCTGTTTTTACAAATATCTTTAAGGCCATTGGTGGTGTGTTTAACACAGTATTCACTGTAATTGGTGATGTTGTCGGTGGTATTTTAGATGCTCTTGGGGGTTTGCTTGACTTTATTACAGGTATTTTTACTGGAGATTGGAAAAAGGCTTGGAACGGTATCAAAGACTTTTTTAAAGGAATTTGGGACGGCATTTGGGGCATAATCAAGGGTGTTATCAATTTAATTATTGATGGTATTAATATGCTTTGGACTGGTATTTATAATGCAGTGTCGGCTATCGTTAATGCAGTTGGTGGAATAGCCGGTGCTATCGGTGATGTGTTTGGGCAAGATTGGAATTTTTCCATGCCTGAAAAAGTTCCGTTAATTCCTAAGTTAGCTACCGGTACTGTTGTTCCGGCATCTCACGGTGAATTTTTAGCAATGCTTGGCGATAACAAAAGAGAAACTGAGGTTGTTTCCCCATTATCAACAATGAAACAAGCATTTTTAGAGGCTATGGCTGAGGGTAACTTTGGTGGTACTGATAAGGATATTAACCTTACCATTAATCTTGACGGTGAAGTTATATTCAAAGGAATGGTTAATAAGGACAGTGACTACCGTAAAAGGTTTGGCAAGTCTGCATTTGCATAGGTAGGTGATTTTATGGCTAATTTTGATTTTGATAAATTTAACGGTACTCTAATTTATATTGGTAAAGTAGTAAACGCAAGTGAAGTTGATTATACACCATTCCCACACGACCTAATGGCTAAGGAATCATATCAATCAACACCACTACAAAGAACTGAACTAAAAGCCTATAGAGATACCAAGAATAAGTTACATAGAGTCACCTCACCAAACTATAAGTCTAAAATAGTGTTTCAGACAATACCACTTCACCTAAAACAACTAAAGTCAATCAGGAAAACACTTAACAATGCTTTTATCCACAAGCAACAAAGAAAGCTATATGTAATGTATTGGGATGAAGAATTAATGAAGTATCGTAAGATGGTTTGTTATATGCCTGATATTACATACACAACAAAAGTTATTAAGGGTACAGATATAGAGTACAAGGCTCTTGAACTTACCTTTATTGAGTATTGAGGTGATGTGATGATTACAGTAGATAGCAAAATTAAGGACCATATTATTAATGATCTTGTGGAAAATACAGTTGAAATTCTTTTTCCTAATAACTCAGATATAGCAACAATCACAATGGATAATATTGTTGAAGAAAGTATGACCCTCAAACAGTCAATATGCAGTGAAAGTACATTGAAGTTTGGGGGTTGCATAGCCTCTGAGTTTAATATTTCAGTTTGTGATACTGATGACAGAACTTTTGGCAACAACATAAAGGGTAAATGGATATATGTTAGACTAACTCAAAGTTATCTAGGTGACTATATCTATCCGTCAAGTACTCTGTATCCATCAGCTAAAATCTATCCCAGTAGGCAAGTACAAGAAAGAACATGGGATTTGTTCTGTGGCTATGTTGATAAGTTTCAGCGTGATGGAGATGATAAACACATTTATAAACTTACTGCATACGACTATATGGCAAAACTGAACCAAAAAGATGGAACAAAAAGTTTATTCGAGGAATGGCAGAATGCTACATTCAGACCACTAGGAACTGTAATGTCTGACTTTATTAACTTAACTTATCATCCATCAGTAAGTGAAACATCAGGTATTTTAACAAACACTTTTAGTACCTATGGAATTAATTACAAAATCTATAATTTTAAAACTAGGAATGGTCATTGGTTATTGGATAAGAACAATCTAGTAACATCCGGTAGCGTACTAAGGGATTGTTGTGAAATGATAGGTGTATTTGGTTTTATATCTCCTTTTTCTGATGCATTAGAGAAGAAAGGCGATACTGTAAAAGGCAATTTTGGGTTGGTTTATATATCACCTACAGACTCACCTGAAGTATATGACTTTTATGAGGATTTAAGCTATGAGGATTACATAGTAAAGGGCTATACTGATTTTAAATGGAAGTATGGTGGAAATCTTGACGGAAAGACAACCGAAAAAGAAACTACATTTAGACCGGGCAATATGGAAATACCGGACAATGAAACAAAAGTATATGACTTAACGAAAAATGTAATTTGTTGGCAGAATGAAGATATGAATACATCTAATTGGCATATACTTAATGACTTGTACAATTACAAGAATAATAAAGGTGACCCTAGTGACATTACAAAAAGGTTCTATAACTGTAGTTACACCCCATTTACTGCCACAACAGATGGCAGACCTTGGGTACAGGTTGGGGACAATGTACAGTTTAATGTGTATGAAACTGATGTAAACGGTGCTCCATTATACGAAAACGGTAAACAGAAAATGACAGTAGTTAGCAGTGTAATCTTGTCAAGAACCCTTAGTGGAATTCAGGCTTTGACAGATACACTAGAGGCGAAAGGAGAATTATAATGAGCTATAAAAAAGTAGGTTGGGAAGATGCCCCATCATCAAACACACCGATTTTGTCGGCTAGTTTGAATCAGATGGATGACGGTATTGAAAAAGCAAACAAAGGCATAGTCTTTAGCTACTCTGCAACCTTCACTTCTGATGGTGTGCTAAAGAACACAACATCAACGGAAGCATTAGGTGCAGGAAGTTTTGCAACAAGTCAGACAGATATTGTAACAGTATTTGTTGCAGATAATGTTACAAAAATTAATAATGGTGCTTTTAGTAATTGTACCTCACTAAAGACTATTTATATTGATAACACAGTTGGAAATGTTGAAATTGTAAGTGGTGCAGTACCTGACGGTGTTAGTATTGTTTACTCAAATGATGATAACTTCATTAATGTAAATGAACTATTAGCAAGTGCTATTAGGTCGCTGAAGGAACAAGTAAATGCAGATAAGTCTGATTGGGAAAATAGAGCAACAAGTATTGAAGCTCAGCACAAAACAGATGTACAAACTTTAAACGCTAATATTAGTCAGGTTGCTGACAATTTACAGATTGTCAAAGAAACAGCACAACGAGAAATTGCAACAACTAATACGAATGTAAATGGCAAGGAAAGCCTATCTAATAAGGTTGATGTGATTACACACCCTAGCACAACTACTTATCCTAGCGTAAAAGGTGTGTGGGATTTTGTTGAAACAAAGTCAGAACAACCACGTGCAGACATTGCACAGAACAAAGCTGATATTGTTGTATTGAAAGTAGATAAAGTTGATAATACAGACTTTAATGCATACAAGACAAGCAACGATACAGCAGTAAAGCAGAACGCTACAGACATTGTACAACTTAAAGCAGATGTTTTACAAAACGCTATTAAAGTCACAACAGATAAGTCAACTAGCATTGTGCTTAATGATAGTAGTGATTGTAACATTGTTGGGTTAACTTTGTACGGTAAATCAACTCAAAGTGCAATACCTACACCAACAAATCCTGTTGATATTAATAATATTAACAATCCGAGTATCACTTTTTCAAATGATAGTGACAGACAAAGTAATAATATACAATGTACTTTAAGAGGTATAGGAAATGTGTGTGATACTCTTACAGTAAATAGTGATGGTACAGGTTACATAACACAAAGATTATTTCTTGAAAGAATAACATCACAGAAAAAGTCAACCAGCCTCGAATGGAATTATTCAAAAGCAACCCATAGATTTTTCAGAAACGACTATTCATATTCATTTGATATGAAAGACAACAAACCTTTGATTTTATGCAGTCATCTTGATGTAGGAGAAAATGAAAAGAATACTGCTTTTGATAATTCAATAGGTTGGATAAATGTTAGTGGTGTTGGAATTGCAATCAGAATGACTGAATTTGATGGTGATATTGCAAAATTTAAAAAGTGGCTTGATGACAATGAAGTGTATGTTGTAGCACCACGGTCAAAACCCATTACCGTTAATTTGTCAAAAGATGAAGTAGATAAAATACTGTCACTTCATACCTATTATCCTAGTACAAAAATTAGTGCCGATACTGATTTTGAAGCAACTTATATTGCCGATACAAGGAATTACATTGATAGTAAATTTAATGAGTTAGCAACAGCCATTGTAGCACACGAAAGTGAGGTGAACTAAATGTTTAATCTACATGATTTTGTAATCAAAACTTTGTCAACAATGCGAAATAGGTTGGATGAATACCAAGTCAGTCTTAACAGATGAAGACTTAGCAGCTATTGACGGTTGGTACTCAGCTGAGGAAGACGAAGAAACAGAAGAAGACACAGAAAACTCAAATAGTGACTTCGCCGAAGATGTCACATTAGATACTGAAAAGGAGAATTAAGATGAAAGAATTAGTATGTACAACCTTTGGTGTTGTGGGTAGCTTTGTTACAACACTTTTTGGTGGATGGAATACAGGTATGATTACTTTAATTATTTTTATGGCAGTTGATTATATAAGTGGACTTGTTTGTGCCGGTGTATTTAAGAAGTCCTCTAAGTCAGATAATGGTGGACTTGAAAGCAGAGCAGGTTTTAAAGGATTATGCAGAAAAGGTGTAACACTTCTTGTTGTGCTTGTTGCTTATCGTCTAGATTTGTTAATTGGCACAAATTACATAAGAGATGCAGTTATTATTGCATTTTGTGTAAATGAACTGATTTCAATAGTAGAGAACTGTGGTCTAATGGGAGTACCAATGCCACAAGTAATTACTAAAGCAATTGACTTATTAAAGAAGAAAGGTGAGGATGAATAATGAGTAACAGTAAACTTGTAAGTGTAACTAAATTAAGTCCAAACCATTCAGGACTAAGAACTCACACCATTGACAGAATCACACCACATTGTGTGGTTGGTCAGTTGTCAGCTGAATCTATTTGTAATTGCTTTACAAGTCCATCAAGAGAGGCAAGTTGCAACTATGGTATTGGCACAGATGGTAGAGTAGCACTTGTTGTTGAGGAGAAAAACCGTAGTTGGTGTTCTTCTAGTAATGCAAATGACCAAAGAGCAGTCACAATTGAATGTGCTAGTGGACTTGAAGAACCTTATACTATGAACCGTAAAGTATACAAATCTCTTGTGAATTTGTGTGTTGACATTTGCAAGAGATACAACAAGAAGAAGCTACTGTGGTTCAATAGCAAAAGCAAGTCGCTAAGTTACAAGCCTAAGTCTGATGAAATGGTGCTAACAGTCCACAGATGGTTTGATAATAAGAGCTGTCCGGGTAATTGGCTTTATAGCCGATTAGGTGAGTTGGCAAAAACTGTAACTAAGAAACTACAGAAAAATAAGAAAGTTAAACTACAAGGTAATGCAGGACTATATAAATATAGCTTTAAGGACCCAATCGGTAATGCTAGTGCAAAACTTAAAACTTTAAAAAAAGGTAAAACAGTACAAGTTATTGAAGATGATAGCACAGGCTGGGTAAAGGTTAAGGCACTATTGACAACAGGTTGGATTGCTACAAGCCATCTTGGTAATGCTTGTACTCACTCTAACTACAAGACTATCACAGTCGCTAAAGGTACAAGAGTACGCAGACTTAACAAGTCAGAAACCAAGTTTGAAACCAATACCAAACTTGGTGCAAGTCATAAGTTTAGGCTCATTTGTACGATTACTAAAGGTAAGTATGCCGGTTGCAAATATGCAAAACTTATCAGTAAAGATGTGAATAATGGCAGAATGTATTACATTTATTAATAAGAATTAACGATTTTCAAAATTATTAAAGAGATTTTCAAAACTTTTGAAATGTTTAATTAAAGTTTTAAAATTTTAAGCAAACTTTAAAACAAATCAGTAATTTATAAAAACAGTAAAACAAAATCAATTTTTCGTGCAAAACTATACCCCACAACTGTTCTGATACTGCTGTGGGGTTGTTTTACTTTTTTATTTACTCGTTACACTTTAGATTTTGTAAAGAAAAATCTCTAAAATACGGTTTTTGCGTTTTGATAGCATAAATAAGTTGAAATGACAAGTCCTTGATCGGAGTGAGGGTGTTTGAATCATTAGCGTTAATTGTCTTTATTAAAAGAGATATATTATAGTCAATATGAGCGGCTGTTTTGTCAGTAAGATGTTTTATAAAGGTGTAAAGTGATAAGTCGTAGTAACCAATTTTATTTAATAATCTTAATAATTGTCCACTATAATCAACACATTTTAGTTTCTTTCCTTCGTATGTTTTACCCATACATTCTAAAAAACAGTCAGTAAACAATCCTTTAAAAGTATCTTTGTCATTTGGCTTCATTTTATTACAAATTTGTTTAAATATATTGTTATCAAAATACGGATATACATCGTCGGGTTGTATAGTGTGATAGGCTATATTTTGTTCTCTCCATTCATTGATACTAATCCAGTTATTAATATCTTTATCAAGTGAATAGGGACCACAAACAATACAAAGACCTTTGCTCATTTCGTCACAATGTAAAATATTACCTTTTAATGGTGGCATCTTAAAATCAGGGCATACATTTTCTAAAACATTATTTTTCTTTTCACACAATAATTTTCTTAGATTAATTGCAAGAATTTTATCAATTGCGTCATTATATCTTATATCATCTTTTCCATAATCTAAGGTTATCATCATAGAAGTGAGATCTGTTTTTATTTCATCAATAATTCCTTTTTCAGAAAGAACTATTTCCTTAACAAAATTTAATTGTGGTTTATA